GTTAAACTCCACCCCAGCCATACGGTCATCAGACGCGCAAAAACTCCGCACGGTTGAAAAATTTGAAATGGGCTTAACCCGCCAAAATTCCCCATCAAACGTGGTGAAAGAGAAAAGACCGGTGGTGTATCCGGTAGGGTCCTTCGTGCCGATAATGGTCATACCCCCAAAAGACGGATAAAGAGCCAGTGCCGTTCGTAGATTGGGTACTAACCCTCGGTAACCCCAATCGGTCCCATTGTTAGAGGAAATCAGCACACTTCTTTCACTAGAACCGTAAGCGACCACAGTAAACCACTGCCCTAACATATAAACCGGGCCAGGAACCATGTACCATGCGTTAAACACAGCTAGAGGATCAAAGGTCGGAGCCGTCCAAGTGCTTCCGTCGGTAGAAGTCAAAAAAACGGTGGTTGTAGCAAGCGTCTCATGTGAAAGAAAAAAACGACCATTAGAAAACGTGATGAAGTCCCAGCCCGTGGAGGGCAGGTCGGGTTGGATGGTCCATGTAATAAGGTCAGGGGATGTCAGGACCTTGCCTGTTGCGGAAATAAGGCAATAAATACCGTTGCCATACGCAATGTCTGCCCAGGAATCGGACGAAGGAAGCGCCCTCGTTGTCCAAATAACCCCGTCCGGAGAGGTTTTCATCACTGCGCTGGGGTACTCTGTGGTGATAAACAGCCCATTAAAGTTACGGATGAACCTATATCTTTTTGCTGAGGGGAATAGGCGTTCAACCCAGGTTAGCCCGTCCGCCGAGGTGAAATACTCCTGAAAGCCTACGGTCCCCCCCGACAGAACGACAACCCAGTTGGTTCCATCTGTGGCTATCCCTTGGCTTGTCTCGTCGCGGCGAAAGCCTGGGGAAAACACCGACGACCAGTTTGTCGCATAGAAGGCGGATACATCTGACTGGTTGGGCGTCCAGTTTCGGTCATAGCCCAGATTCACCCGCCAGGCCGGCAACCCGCGCCCGTCATCATTGGTAGGTAGCCGATCAATACTGAGCACCTCGGCCTCGGTCAGGGTCGCCACGGGACTGCCGGCGGGGGCGTCGAGGCGGCCCATACGCAGCTTGCCAAGGGTGTCGAAGCCGTACCAACCGCCAGCGCTACTTAGCACAGCATCGAGGGCGGCGGCCACGGTGGTTTCACCGTTGGCGTAGTAGCCGACCACAGCGGAGTTGAGGGCGTGCAGGGCGGTGACGTCGGCGGCCTCGATGTCGGCGGCCTCGATGGCCCTGGCAGCGAGGCGCTGGGCCAGCTTGGCTGCGCTGCGGTCGGCCTCGGTAGCGCCTTCGGCGGCGTCGGCGGTGATCTGGGCGGCCGGGGTGGCGCCGAGGCGGAACATGCCCCCGGCCAGCCAGACGCGATACATGCCGGCCAGGGGGGCGTTGGCCTCCATGTCGGCCTGGGAGGTGTAGGCGGTGTCGGCGGTCAGGGGAATGCCCTTGTCGTAGACTCCGGAGATGGCCGCCAGGGCGCCGTCGTGGAGCTGGTAGATAAGTTTGGAGCTGTTGACCTGCACCGGGGTGGCGTTTTTGACCGTGCCGAAGAGCAGCGGTTTAGGCTTGCCCTGGATGTCGGTGGTGCCGTCGACGCCATTGGGCAGGACGTTGGTGCCGCCGTATTTACTGGGCTGTAAAGGCACGTTCAATTCCTGTTTTCGGTCCTTGATGCGGATAGCCACTTCGTCCCAGGTACTGGTCGCCTGTTCCATGCCGCAGGCCGCAAGCAACACCACGCCCGCCAATGTTGCCCCCAGCGCCAAACCCCGCTTGATCATCAGTTGCCTCCCGTCAAAACCATAAGTCGTCAGACCATCAAGGGCGCCGTCGGTGTTGACCAGCACCACCTCGCCATAGCCCATCTGCGCCGGGCCGCTGGTTCTGCCCTCGCTATAGAGCATGCGTTTGAGCCGTCCCGGGTGCTGGATGCGCGGCTCGTAGTAGTTGCCCTCGTGCACGTAGCCCTGGCCGCTGCAGTAGCGCAAGGTCTTGGTGCCGGGGATGGCCGGGTCGTAGACGGTGGCCTCGATCAGATAGACCACCTCGGCCGCTGTCGGGATGCCGACGGGGAAAATCTCGGGGGCTGCGGGCTCCCCCGCTTGCTCTTGCCAGTAGGGGGAATCCAGAACCAGGGCGCCGCCGCTGCCGGGGGCGTCGAGAACAATCAGCGTCATGCGGCCCCTGCCAATCGGGCCTTGCCGGCCAGTTCGGTGCTGGCGGCGGCTTGTTTTTCGTTCAATGCGATGGTTTTGGTAAAGCCGGCCTGGGCCACGCGGACCCCGGCGGCGCTGTGGGTTTTGATCTCCACCAGCTCGGCGCGCAGGGCGCGGACCTCGGCGATCAGCTCGCGGTTATCGCCCTGGGCCGCCGGGATGCCGTATTTACGCAGCACGTTGGCGCTGGCGCGGTCGATGATCATCTCGCCCTGGTGGATATCGGCGGTCATATCGCGGGGGATGTAGGCGCTGCCGACGGCGTAGGATTCCCGGGGGTTGCGGCTGCGGGTGAAGGTAAAAGCGCTATCGGCTGCAAATGGGTCCTCCGTGCGGGTGAAAGAGCCACTCGGGACTGACAAAACATAGTCGGTCAGCAGCAGCTCGCGCAGCAGCCGGGACTGTTCGGAGAGCTGGCCCAGCTGCGCTCCCAACTGGGTGAGCTGCGAGGCGTTGCCGTCCTTGAGGGCGGCGTGGATGTCGTTGAGCAGCTGCAGCTGGCGCTCGGCAGCGGAGAGGGTCGGCGCGCCGTCCATGCCGGCGATCTGGCCCAGCGCCCCGGTGACGGCATCGAGATCGCGCTGATAGGCCATGCTCGAGGCGTTGTAGGTGCGGGAGGCTTCGAGCAGCGCCCGGCCGAGCTCGGGCAGTTCGGCGTCGCGGCCGCCGGCGCGGGCCTGTTCGAAGGCGCTGAGGCGCTCGCTGTAGAGCCGCTCGGGGGAGGCCCCGCCGACCGGGCCGCCGAGGATCTGGCGCAAGGCGTCGGCGGCGCGCTGGGCTGTGGAGAGACTCTGCTCGAACTGGCTGCGCAGGCTCTGGCTGGCCTGCTCCTGGCCCTGCTCCAGGGTTTTAAAATACTTGTCGGCGGCGCCGGAGAGCTCCATCAGCCGTACGTAGCGCTCCTGATCGGCGGCGTTGGAGAGGTCGAGGGCGTCGACCAGGTTGCGGTAGCCCTGGCGGGTGCGGGGCATGACCAGATTCAGATCGCCCATCGCCGCGCGCAGGCTGCGGCTCAGATCGCGCTGTTTTTCGGCATCGCTGTAAAAGGCGTCGTAGTAGGTTTCGGCGGCCTCGCGCAGGGCTTGCACCCCGCCGGCCAGCTCAGTCAGGGCCTGGCTGGTGGCGATGGAGTCGCCGCGCAGGCGCTGACCGGTCATCTCCAGGGTGTCGCGCACCACTGCTTGGGTGGCGTAGAGGCGCACGGCGGTTTCCAGCAGCCCTTCGTCGACCTGCTGGTACTGGCCGATGATCGAGCCGAGCAGAGCCTTGGCGGCGGTGTCGCCGACGGCGGAGATGATGCCGGAGAGCGCTTCGTTGATTTCTTCGCTGCTCTTGCCCTGCAGATCGATGGGGTCGACCTGGAACACGTAGCTAAGGGCCTGCTGCACATTGCCGCCGAGTCCGCGGGAGAGGTCGACCAGGGTGCGGCCCATGTTGGAGAACACGTCGGTGAACAGCTTGGTGATTTCGTCGTCGACGGCGCTGAACTCGCGGCGGTTGCTGGTTTTGTCGTCGGAGAACCAGCCGCCCTTGGTTTTGGTCTGGATATCGGCGTATTCGCGCACCGTGGCGTTCTGGCCGCCGAGCAGGGCTCCGATGCCGAGCCCGCCGAGGTCGAGGCCGGAGCCGGTGATCGAAACGGTCTTCTTGCCGCCGAAGATCGAGCCGAGCTGCTTGCCGATCCAGTCGGTGACGCCGCGGAAGATCGTGCCCGGCAGGGTCAGCAGGCCGCCGATGGTGTCGCCGAAGACTTTTTGCAACGGATCGGCCAGCAGGTCGAAGACGTCGAAAGGAATGCCGCTGATGGCGCTGACCGAGCGCTGCGCCAGGCCCGGCTTGCTGCTGAGCACGCCGCCGTCGAAGCTGCCGAAGTTTCTGGCGATGCCGCTGACGATGCCCTTGATGTTGCTGTTGAGGTCGCGCATCGAGATATGGATGCCACGCAGCTCGCGGTATTCGCTGGCGTGGATATCCTCGAGCAGCTCCAGCACCCGGGCCGAAGAGTTGCTGACCGCCTCCGGATCGCCGAGCACCGCGGCCATCAGCGCGGCCATCGCGGCGACGCGGGCAAAGGCGGTGTAAGGGTCGCCGCTGCCCTGAGTGGCCACGGCGGTGGTGGCGGCGGTGAGGGCTTTTTGCATGTTGAGGGCGATTTCGACGGCGGCGAAGGTCTGCTCCATGGCGTGCAGGACTTTGCGCTCCTTGCTCTGCTCGGCGAACAGCTCCTTGGTGGTGCCGAACAGTTCGCGGTAGCCGGTGAGCTGGGCCTGGACGCTAACCCGGGCTGCCTGCTGCTCTTTTTTGCTTAGCGCCGCCAGGTCTTCGGCCTGCTCTTTCGACCCCTTGACGGTGGTCTCGTCGATCTTGGCGCGTTGCTCTTCGATGGCGGCCAGGTGTTTCTGC